TGAATAGAGGTAGGCCAAAAAAAACTAAATCAGTCTTTAAATTAAGCCTTGTAGAGCGCAAGTTAATATTTGACATAGTAAACGTCCTAAAAACTCATAACGGCGCTGTACGGCTTAATATGAGCGATTATATAGAGGGTTTAGATCATGATATAGTCGTTAATAACCAAAATACAATGACTAAATGGAATCTATACCAATTGGCCTATGTTATTTTATTTTATTGTCTGAATAAAAAAATCCAGGGTTTTATTGATATTGAAACCCTGGATTTAGTATATAGAAATTATAAACGGTAATTGTTCTATTTTTTTAATCCGTAAAATTTATATGCTTTTTCTATTTTTTTTAATGAACTATTATAGGTTTTAAAAAATTTTTCCGCTTCTTTTTTTGCTTTTTCTACTTCAATTGAATTTAAATTTTTAGCAAATATCAAAGCATCATCTACCAAATTTTTTGATTCTTTTTCACTAGGCGCTATTAATGAAAGTTTTAAGGCCAATAATAATGCTTCATAATCGTTTTTTGGTTTTATTAGTGTATTTTCCATTTTATAAACTCCCTATATCTAATTTTTTATATGTTATTCTATTAATTCTACAATACAATTTAAATTTTAACTTCTTATAAATATTAATCATGATCTATACCACTCATCAAACAAAGCCCGGGCTTCATCAATAATATTATATTGATTGCTTGGCTTTATATATAAGCATTTATCGTGGTAATCGTCTATATAACTAATTATGTTCGATTGTACTGGTTCATAATAAAACGTGATGTTTTGATTTTGTTTATTGATTTTTTCAAATAATTTCATTTTTTAGACTCCAACTCTAAATAATTCATTTTGTTGATATAAGGTAACCAAAAAAGAATAAATTGGCTTGCTTCTCTTTGGGTATCAAATTCTTGTATACATTCACCGTCAGAAACGTGATAAATATAACAATCATATTCATTTTTTATTTTGTAAATTTCCCATTCTTTATAATTCATTTTTTAAAGCTCCAACTTTTTTTAAATGTTAATCTATAGACTTATAATTGCGCCTAGCATCGCAAAGATCCAGGCAGCAATTATAAATCCGGTTATTGTTAATATTGTTAATTTCATTTTTAAATATTCCCAAAAACAATAACACCGCTTTTAGTGTCATAATCATTGTAACTGTGACGTAATTCATATATATATTGATCCATATCAATATAATTTAATATTGAAGTATCAGAAATATTTGAATAACGTTCATCAAAATCTTGTTCTGCGAAGTCTTTGAACGTGTCATAAGTTCCGCAATAGGCTTCGTCTATTCTATCCATGCCGTCCATTGCAAAACATTCAATAAACGCGTTTACAACGTCGTAGCCGTGGTTATTAATCGCGTCTATTACTTCAATTATTTGTTCTAAATTTGGATATTCGCCCAAGTTTGGAAAATAATTATAATCATGAATTGCTAATTCATCAGAGTCTGGCATTGGCGAAGTTTTGCGCACTTCGTCGTATTGCTGTTCTAATATTTCTAGATCGTTACTAGGTGTGATCCATTTGCCGTGTAATATTCCATTATTATAGGCCGATAAACAAGCCACATATATTTGGCTTGGTTCTATTTCTATTTTTAATGCTGTATTATTCATTTTTTTAAACTCCAACTTTGTTAATGTTAATTAATTGTTTAAATCATTTTCTATGTTTAAAGTGTCGCTATACCATTCGCTTAAAACTTCGAACATGTGGCCGTCGTCGTATTCACTAAACTTTCCAACGTCGTCCTCACTTAACTCTCTAGCCAGGAATAATTCTTTTTTACATGTTTGAGATATATCGGCCCAATTAATAGCCAACAATTCATTATAATCATTCTTGTTGATTGCTTCGGTTAATTGGTTAAGGTTTTTATACATTTTTTAGACTCCAACTTTGTTAATATTTATATTGTCAATTTATAATTTACAGTGTTATCAATTAATGTCAACCATAAATTATGTTTAATTAAATTTTATTGCAATTTAATCTATTAACAATTATTATAATACAAATGGTTAAAGATTTAAAAATTTTAAAACGTAAGCGCGGGCGTCCTCCTGGTTCTACAACTAGCAGCAAAAGAAAGCTCCCGCCTGCGATCATGGAAACTTTAAGAAATGAAATCACGTCCATGTTGTCACTGCTCAACGATAAAGGGTTGCCGCTGCATGTCTTGTTATGTAATGAAATAGAAGCGACTGGCAGGCCGTCAGTAGTCTTAAACGCATTATCTAAATATATGCCTACCGACATCAATTTGAACGTTCAGAACGATTTTACAACGGCATTAAAAGAGGTTTCTGAACGGCTGCAATCTGATGTAATAGATTTGGATATTGACAACGATTGAAAAACGCAGGTGTATAACACTTGAGTTGTTCGGGATATAAACCGCAGAAAACAGCCATTTATTACATAATAAATTTATATGTTTACTGAATTTCTCCCATTTTTTCACAATTTTGACGATTTTTTCTCAAATTAGGCCCCTAGGTCATTTTTGGCGGTGGCTGTATTAATATTATACCCCCCTCATAAAAAAAATTTTGCATAAAGTAGCAACGCATAAAATATAGTTTGACTACATAAACAGCATAAGGCATACTTAATGTTAATGGATATTCCTATGTAAAGAATATTCATAATGATAAATCTTTTCGGCAGATTATGTTGATAGCCGAGATATTTAGTTTGTTTGTTCATATATTTTTCTATATATATCTAGTTGTCGGTTGTCTTTACTCCAACTTTTGATGACCGACAGCTTATATCCACAGCCGTGGATTAAGGTTTTAATGCAAAAAGATACTGTTAAGAGTGCTGCCGATACACTTCTGGCATTGCACAACGATCCTATTATGTTCGTTCGTACATGCTTGCAAGTTGAGCCACAAAAATGGCAGAAGCAAGCACTAAAAAATATTGTAAAAAATAATCGGTTGTCAATAAGGTCTGGTCATGCTGTCGGTAAGACAACATTTCTTAGCTGGACAATCCTTTGGTGGCTTTGCACTCATTACCCGTGTAAAATTGCAGCCACAGCTAACTCTGCTTCACAGCTAGAACAAATCTTATGGCCAGAAATACAAAAATGGTATCAGCGAATGCCACAAGGTTTTCAGAATGAATTAGAATTTCGTTCCGATAAGATTACATTAAAGAATGCACCAGATAGTTTCTGTGTATCGAGAACAAGCAGACGTGAAAACCCAGAAGCCTTGCAAGGTTTCCATAGCCCGAACATGCTGTTTATTATTGATGAAGCATCTGGTATTCCAGATATTATCTTCGAAGTTGCACAAGGTGCAATGTCAACAAAGAATGCGAAAACAATTATGGTTGGCAACCCCAACCGTTCCACCGGCTATTTTTATGATAGCTTCAAAAAAAATTCAGAATCTTGGAAGAACATGACGGTGTCGTGTTTAGACGCAACCACGACTGTTGATCCGCAATATATCAAAGATATGAAAAGACAATATGGCGAGGATTCTAATGTCTATCGTATTCGTGTTTTAGGGCTTCCACCAGAAACCGATGACGATTCAATCATCAGTAGGGGGTTAGTCGAAAGTGCAATGGTTCGTGAAGTTGATCCTATTAATGTGCAGCCTATTTGGGGTATTGATATTGCTCGGCATGGTAATGACCGTTGCGCTTTATGCAAACGTAAGGGCAATATTATTACCGAACCAATAAAGCATTGGGGTGATAAAGATTTAATGCAAACTGTTGGTGTTATCATGGCTGAATATGAAAGCACTCCGTTCCCAGAACGTCCAAGTGAAATGCTCATTGATAGCATTGGTTTGGGTGCAGGTGTCGTTGACAGGCTTGTCGAATTGGATATGCCGGCTCGTGGTATTAACGTGGCTGAATCATCGTCAATGGGTGAGAGATATGTTCGCCTTCGTGACGAACTATGGTTTCGGTGTCGTGAATGGCTAGAAGCCAAAGATTGCACCTTACCAGACCAAGAAGAACTGATTAATGAATTGACCTCTGTACGGTACGAAATACTGTCTAGTGGTAAGTTCAAAGTCGAAAGCAAAGACCAATTAAAGAAACGTGGTTTCCGCAGCCCAGATATTGCCGATTCACTAATGCTGACATTTGCGTCTAATGCGGTTAGAGCAAGCGGCAGTAACAAGGGATATAAGTTTAATCAGAAGATAGATTATGGAAACTCAAAGTGGATAATATAGATGACTGACGATAACATAATTGAATTTCCATTTAGTGGTCGTGATGAATCGGAATCTTTCTTTGAAGATTACAGCGAGATAAAACAAATTTATGCCGACATAACATTATCGTTAATGAAAATGAATGTGTGTGACGGAGATACTGCTGCAACTGCATTAGCAATTGTAGCCCTTTCGATCTTAAAAGGTCAAAACATGTCGGGTGATGAAATCGAGAATTTCGGTGACGTGATCTTTGGCAATAAGAATTATTAAATAAAAACCACCTACCAAATAAAGAACACAGCAGATTCAGAATGAAAGAGCTTTTATCGTAGGTGGCGACACAGGGAAAAATTATGAAAAAAACAAAAAAGAAATCAAAGAAAAAAGGTTACTAAATATGGCTAAAATGAGTGACCAATCGTTTCAGACTTTAATACAAGACGAAGTAACAGATGCCGTCAATTACTACGATACAGAGTTCTCTGGTGATCGTTCGGAAACATTAGACTATTATCTTGGCGAAAAGTTTGGCAACGAAATAGAAAACCGCTCACAAGTTGTCGCAACCGAAGTGTCTGACACAATCGAGTTTATGATGCCGACATTGATAAAGATGTTTCAGTCGTCAAATGATTTTGTCCGTTTCTCTGGTCGTATGCAAGAAGATGTCGATGCTGCACAACAAGCAACTGACCTTGTTAATTATGTAATTAATTCTGACAACAACGGATTTGTGAACACATACAATTGGTTTAAAGATGCTCTATTATTCAAAATCGGTGTTCTGAAATCTTATTGGGAAGAAGATGTTAGTGTTAAAACCGAACAATACGATGGCTTAACCGAAGATGAATTGGTTATGCTACTAGACGATACAGACGTTGAATTAGTGTCACAAGATTACACAGAAGATTTTGAGTTTGATCCAACAATAGGAATAGAAGTTCCTGTAAACAGACTATATTCCGTTGAGATAAAAAGAACAAAAACTACTGGTCGTGTAAAGATCGTTGGTGTTCCACCAGAAGAATTTTTGTTTTCCCGTAGAGCCACATCAATAGATAACTGTGATTTTGTTGGTCAAAGAAGTTTAGTTAAAGTTGGCGATCTCGTTGCCCAAGGTTATGACCTTGAACTAATTAAAAAGCATTCCGGCTATGATGAACTTGATAACGAGCAAGAGAAAAGACAGCGATTTCAAGACGTAGAAACGGGCAAGAAGCATCAATCCAATGATCCAACATTGCATGATTGTTTGGTCACCGAGATGTATCTTCGAGCCGATTATGACGGTGACGGTATACCAGAATTAAGACGTGTTTTGTGTATTGGTAATTCGCATTATATTCTAGAGAACGATCCGTTTGACCATATTCCTTTTTCTGTATTATCGCCAATATTAATGCCACACAGAATGGTTGGTCGTTCGGTTGCTGAAATGGTTAAAGACCTACAGCTAATCAAATCAACGATCCTGCGTCAATTACTTGATAACTTATATTTGACCAATAATTCCAGAGTAGGGGTTGTGGAAGGTCAAGTGAATCTTGATGATTTACTCTCAAGTCGTCCGGGCAATATCGTTCGTATGAGAGCACCCGGCATGGTGCAGCCGTTGTCTGTTCCACAGATTGGCAGCAGTGGTTTTTCAATGCTTGAATATATTGACCAAGTGCGAGATCAAAGAACAGGTTTTTCAAAAGCAAGTCTTGGGCTTGATCCAAAAGCATTGCAATCGACCACAGCAAATGCCGTCAACAGCACAATACAAGGAGCACAATTAAAAGTTGAAATGATTGCCAGAGTATTTGCTGAAACAGGTTGCCGAGATTTAGCAAAAACAATATTACATTTATGCCAAAAACATATGGACGAAGAACGTATAATTCGCATAAGAAACGAATATATCCCAATTGATCCAAGTGAGTGGGAAAACGAATTTGATATGTCCGTTGATGTCGGGCTTGGTAATGGTCGTGAAGATGAGAAAATGGCTATGCTGCTACAGATTGCCGGGAAGCAAGAACAGCTTATCCAAACACTAGGCATGGATAATCCTATCGTAAAACCTAGCCAATATGTCAACACACTTCAAAAGATTATTGAAATGGGTGGCTTTAAAGACAGCAACCAATTCTTTAATTCGCCAGAACAAATGGATCAGTTATTGGCACAGCAAGAACAAAATAAAAATTCTATAGATCCTGCTACACAAGAGTTGCAATTAGAAAAACAAAAAATGGAAGCAGAGATTGAATTGAAACGTGAAAAAATGATGCTTGATATCGAACTTGAACGAGAAAAAGCACAACAGATGCTTGCTTTGCGTAGAGAAGAATTACAAGCCGAATTAGATTTAAGACGACAGAAAATTGCCCTTGGTGGTGACGTAAGTATGAACCTACCGAGTGGACAGTAATGTCGTTAAGTGGTGAAAGAGATCGTGGTGCAAAAGCCGACGCACTATTAAGAGATCCGCTATTATTAGAAGTTTTACAATCATTGAGAGATTCTTATATCAGCGAATGGTCACAAAGTGACATTGCCGATAAGGATAAAAGAGAACAGGTTTTCTTTTTGTTACATGCTTTGACTGCATTTGAAGATCAATTGAAGTCAATTTCTCAATCGGGAAAATTAGCATCGTTACAAATAGAAAACTCTGTTCGTTAATGTAAACAACTAACGGAGTTTTAAAATGATGAATCCAGATACAACAGAATCGTTAACCAGTGATTCTGCTGTAAATTTGCTTTTGAATAATGCTGACCTTCAAACCAAAGGTTTAGATAATGCTCAAGAGCCACAAGACACGGAAGTGTCCGCCGAAGAAACAGAAACAATTGAGAGTAATTCGGAAAGTGACAACCAAATCACAGAAGAAGAAAATCAAGAAATTGAAGAAGTAGAAAGCGAACAGAATGATGAAGAATCCTTTGAGGAAGAAATCCCTGTTTATCTAGCTAAGGTTGATGGTGAAGAAGTCGAGGTAACAGCCGATGAATTAATCAAATCCTATCAACTTGAAACTGTTGCTCAAAAGCGATTAGAAGAAGCAAAGAAAACTTTAAGTAAATCTAAAGAAGATGCCGCTTCAATCGAACAAGAGCGGCAACATTATGCTCAAAATTTAGCATTATTAGAACAGCAATTAGCACAGTCTGCACAAGGGAATGCTACCCCAGAACAATGGCAAGAACTGTATAATTCTGATCCTATTGCTTATATGAAGGCGAAAGAGGACGTTCGTGATAATCAACAAAGATTAGCAGCTGTCCAACAGGAACAGCAGGTGTTAGCCCAAAGGTATGTCGAAAATGAACAGGTAAAGCTGTTAGATCGCATTCCAGAATGGAAGAACCCAGACGTTGCTGCAAAAGAGAAATCTAGCATTGTAACCTATGCAAAGAATTTTGGTTTTTCGGATAGTGAGTTAGCCAATGCTAACGATAGTCGTGTTGTCGATTTATTACGAAAAGCATATTTATACGATCAGCTACAAGGAAAGAAACCTGTTATGCAGAAAAAAGTAAATAATGCACCTAAAATGTTGAAATCCTCTCAACCTAAAAGAAAAGCTAATGTTGCACAACAAACCAAAGCTACGGCTTTTGAACGAGTATTAAAGACAGGATCAAAAGATGATGCTGTTGAATACTTATTATCTAAATCAAAATAAAGGACTAAAGAATGGCTATTTATACTTCAGCAACTTCTATTGGTGAAAAAGAGGATCTATCGGATATCATTTATAGAATTGATCCGACAGATACACCTCTTGTATCGTCAATGAAAAAAGAAACAACGAAAGGTGTTTACCACGAGTGGCAGGTTCAAGAACTTGCGGCTGCTGTCGATACCAACTACGCATCAGAAGGTGCAGATTTTTCTTATGCAAACCCTGCTCCAACAACACGTGTTGGTAACTACCACCAAATTGCTGTGCAAGCTGCATCAGTGTCAAACACACTAGATTCAGTCGATACAGCAGGTAGAGCAAAAGAAACTGCATATGTTAAAGTCTTAAAGGGATTAGAGCAAAAACGTGATATTGCAAAATCTCTTTATAAGAATGAAGCTGCATCTGCATCAGAACCTAGGAAAGCCGGCAAACTTGTTACATGGATTTCTAACGCATCTGTGCCGGGTGATATGGCAGTCGCATCGGGCGGTAATGGTACGGCTGTTGCTGACCTCACCGGTACTGCTGCAGCACTAACATTAGCTAAAATCGATGCCGCATTATTGGCTGCATATACAGACGGTGGTAATCCATCAATGCTGATTATGTCACCGGCTAATAAACAGAACTTCAGTGGTCTATCCTCTGGTTCAGTATCAGAAAACCAAATTCAATCGACTGCTCCTAAAGAAGCAGCAATCGTTGGTTCAGTGTCCATGTATCTATCAGACTTTGGAACACTAGATGTAACGATTGACCGTCAATGTCCAAACAGTGAATTATATGCAATTGATCCAGATTATGTTTGTCTTGGAACTCTTGCAGGACGTGACTTCAAAGTAACAGACGTTTCACCAGGCGGTGATGCTACACGTTTCGGTATTGTAACTGAATATACCTTAATTGTGAAAGCACCAAAAGCACATGGTGCTGTTCTTGGGCTTAACGGTTCTTAAAACAACAACTAGCAATAGGGGTAGGAAACTACCCCTATTTTTATACGGGTGTATTATGAGTAAGAAACAAGTCTTATCTGTTGATGCAGTTCAGAATAAAAAAACCACAATGGAATACGATCAAAGTGCGGATAATTACAAGATCGTCACACAGCAAAATATTGATCCTGTAAAGAAAATGGCAAACGAAGAAATGGTTGACCATACGGTTGGTTCAATGATTGGTAACACACAAAAACACCATCAAAAAATTGCAGAGATTCCTACGGTTATTTATTATGAACTGTTGCAGAAATACGGCAGACCAAATCAAAATCCTAAAGCATGGCTTAAATGGCTACAAAATTCTGATAACCAAGCATTTAGAACAACGAACGGACGATTAATCTAATGGCATTTACATCGTATAGTGATTTAAAAACTTCGATTGCTAATTTTTTGGCAAGAGATGATTTAACATCACAGATACCAGATTTCATTAAACTCTGCGAAGCCCGTATGTCACGAGAACTTGACACTCGTTCAATGGAACGTAGAGCAAAAGCCACAACAACAGAAAGCGATGAATATATTTCATTGCCAACGGATCTGCGAGAAATTCGTCTTGTTAAGGTTAATAGTGATCCTGTGATCGTTTTAGAATATTTTACACCACAAAGTTTATACGAAACATATTCCTCAAGTGGTGGTGGAAAGCCAAAAGCCTATACAATTATTGGTGCTGAAATAGCCCTACGGCCTGTTCCAGATACAGGCTATGAATTAGAAATTATATATGGTGAATCAATCGCATCTCTTGCAGATGCAAACCCGACAAACACCATTTTAACACGACACCCCGATGCCTATTTATATGGCTCTCTTGCTAATGCCTATACCTATTTAATGGACGAGCAAAGAGCAACGCAATACGATGCTTTATTCTCTCGTATCATGGAAGAAATTATCCGTGATACCGAAAAAGCAAGATATGGCGGTGGTGGTTTATCAATGAAAACACAATACGGAATTTAGGAGCAACACATGTCAGCAATGTCAGACTATCTTGAAAATGAAATACTTGACCATATATTAAGAAATTCGGCTTACACACCGGCATCAACGGTTTATATCGGACTGTCTACAGGTAGTTTTGCCGATGGTAATAGTGGAACAGAATTATCTGGAAACGGATACACACGAAAATCTATCGCTTTTGATGCTGCTTCGGGTGGTACGACAGATAATACTAGTGCAATTGATTTCCCAACTGCTACAGGTTCTTGGGGTACAGTGAGCCATTGGGGTTTATTCGATGCTGCATCTTCTGGAAACTTATTAATACACGGTGCTTTCTCTGCAAGTAAAGCTGTTGCATCTGGCGATATTTTAAGAATAGCTGCCGGTGAGTTGGATATTACAGCAGCATAATGGCAACTGTTGATGAATTGGATGCTTGGGGACACGCAGACGCACTAGACAGTTTAGGATCGCTTGATTCACTTGATAACCTAGTTTTGCATAGTGCGTCTGGTAGCGGTGCATTTGCTTTGACGGCTTCTGCAAATTCGATAAAATATGTTGGTGTTTCTGGAAGCACAACAATTGTAATTACCGGAGTTTCAACTGCAAATTTCTTAGTTAATATTTCTGGTGCAGGTTCGATTGCATTGACACAATCTTCTGCGATAGCATTGACACATGCCATCAATGGTAGTGCTTCATTTTCATTAAGTGCAAATGATGTCGCTTTAAACAAGATACAATCGGTATCGGGTGAATCTGAAATATCGGTAAACGGCTCTGCTAACACAATCGTTATACTCACCTTTACGGGAACAGGACTGTTGGCAATAACCGCATCATCAGATGTAGAAATACTTGGCGATCAATGGACAGACCAGACAATTGGTACAGAAACATGGTCTACAATTACAGAATCAACCGTAGAATGGGGATATCAATAAAATGATAGAATTTGGTGAGTGGTTGCCAGACCAATCTGATCTTGGAAATTCTGGTGTGTTAGAAGCCAAAAACGTATTACCGGCTGTTCGTGGGTACAAACCAATGAACGGTTTATCAGAAATTTCTAATGCTGCGACTGCTTATTTAAACAACATGTTTGCTACACGAGATGCAACTTCTACTGTTAAATTATTTGCAGGCGACGCAACAAAACTTTATTTATACGGTGCGGCTGATTCTGATTTAGATGTCGTATCAAAATCTGGCAATTACACAATGGACATTAGTGATAAGTGGCGGTTCTCACAATTCGGTGATTACGTCTTAGCTTCGAGTGGTCATAATAATATATTGCAAAAATTCCAGATTGGAACGAGTTCTTTGTTTGCTGATGTTACAGGTTCTCCGGCAGCGAAATATATGGCTGTAGTCAAAGATTTTGTTATCTGTGCGAATGTTAAGTATTCGTCAACTGTGCATCAAAGCAGATTATATTGGAGTTCGATTAACAATTCGCAAGCATGGACTATTGGCACAAATCAATCCGATATACAGGATATTCCAGATGCAGGTGCAATCACTGGTTTAGTCGGTGGTGAGAACGGTGTCGTAATGATGGAACGTGGTATTGCTAGATTAGAGTATGTTGGCTCACCATTAGTCTTTACTGTACAAAGAATAGAAACAACACACGGGTGTGAAATACCAAATTCAATCGTGTCGCTTGGAACTTATGCAATATTCTATATATCAAGCGATGGGTTTTTTATGTTTAACGGAAACCAATCAGTTCCGATTGGATCAGAAAAGGTTGATAATTTTTTCTTTGATAACGTCAACCCTGCATTTAAAGAGAGAATTAGTGCAGCAATTGATCCACAAAATCAAGTGGTCATGTGGTCGTTTGTGTCTAACGATTCAAGTGGCGAGCCAGATAAAATCTTATGTTACAACTATGTGTTAAGCAAATGGTCACTCATTGAAATTGCACATGAATCTTTGGGTGTTATTTTATTGCCAGGTTATAGTTTAGAACAACTCGATAACATATCGACAAATTTAGACACTTTAACGACAAGTTTTGACTCTACTCTATACGCAGGCGATACGTTTACACTCGCTGCTAGTAAAGATAAAAAGATACATAGTTTCACAGGTGCAATATTAGACGCAACAATTGTGTCAAAAGAGTTTGAAATGTCGCCTTCAAAATCGTCTGTTATTAATTCTGTGACACCGTATGTCACAGCAAAAAATCCAACAATACAACCGACACTTTCCGTATCTGTTGGCAGTCGTAACAAGCAAATTGATGATTCAATTTTTACAAGTGCAACAGCACTAAACTCTGATAATTTCTGTAATGTCCGATCACATGGGCGATACCATAAAGTAAAAATAGATATATCTGGTGATTACAGATACGCACTTGGAGTTGACGTAGACGCAAAACAATTGGGTAGAAGATAATGGTTGATTTTAATGTGTCAAAATTGCCGCCTGTAGGTGCAAGTGGTCGTGCAGTAGCATCGGCAGTCAACTTGTTGATTGACGGTAAGAATAATGCAAAAGGTGTTTTTACACTAACAGCAAGTGCAGCATCAACTGTGGTGTCTGATTTTCGTGCAGGACAAGATTCGGTTATCAATTATGCACCCGTAAGTGCCAACGCATCAGCAGAAATTGGTGCAGGCACAATTTATATTTCGGCTAGAGCAAAGCAAAGTTTTACAATAACCCATGCTAATAACAGCCAATCAGACAGGACTTTTGTTTATACTGTTACAGGATAATCTTTGATGACGATAAAGCACATTAATGATTTGTATAAATTGCCTAACAATAATGTACAAATAACTTTTAGTGGCGGTAGAACTTCAGCTTATATGCTTTATAAAATACTTGAAAACAACAATGGATTACCTAAAAATGCAGTTGTTACATTTGCAAATACAGGTAGAGAAATGCCTCAAACATTAGATTTTGTACATAATTGTTCAGAAAAATGGAATGTTTCTATTACATGGCTAGAATATGATAGACCATTAAATAAAAAAGTTACTTATAAAATTGTAAACAGAAAATCTGCTAGTGAAAACGGAGAACCTTTTGAATTGCTTATTAAATCAAGAGGGAATTATCTTCCAAATGTTGTTAGAAGATTTTGTACAAGTGAATTAAAAGTTTTAACACTTAAAAGATTTTTGGTTAAAGAACTTAAATGGAAAAAATGGGTACAAGCTTTAGGAATAAGAGCAGACGAAAGACATAGAATAAAAACTAAAGAATTAGATAATAGATGGTCTAGTTGGTACCCTTTAAGTGACAATAATATTACTAAAAACGATATATCAGAATTCTGGAAAAAACAAAACTTTGATTTAAAATTACCAAACATAAATGGATTTTGCCCACAAGGAAATTGTGATTTTTGTTTTTTAAAAAGTGAACATACTTTGGCTTTTATGACTAGAGAGTACCCAGAAAAATTAAAATGGTGGATAGGAATGGAAGATTTATCGCCAAGAAATTTTGGTAGGAAAACTGATTTTAAAACATTTGCCAAAGACATTGAATTACAAAAAGATTGGGTTTTTAACCAAGAAGGTTATTTTTGTCAAAAAGATGAAGGTGAATGTACAGGATAATATATGAAATTTTTACCTATTCCAAAAGATTCCATTGAATCTCTTTGGGAGCATATTGAGCCAATATTAAATAAAGCAGTATCGTTGACACCAGAGAGAATTGATACAGCGAACGTAAAACAAGATGCCTTAAAAGGCGGTTATTTAGTATGGATAGTATACGAAGAAATTAAAGAAAATCAGCCTGTCATTATAGCAGTTA